CAAACGTAGTTTGAATGCCGTCTTGACCTGTGGAAACCCCACGAAAGCTAAGTTCAGAATTATAGCTTGCGGAGAAATCCCCATGCAATTCGGCAGCGTTAATCTTTTTATAAGCAAATAGGCCCAAAAGGACTACTGCAACTACTATACCAATCTTTACGAGTTTATTTTTCATAATATTTTTTGATTTGTAAATTAGCGAAATAGTACACTACTCCGCAGAAATATCTAAAACTTTTTTCTCCAGCTTCTGAATGCGCGACAAGAGATAGGCGAGCTTTGAGCGAGTCTTTTCCTCAAGTAATTGGACGCGCTCTTCTAGTGGCCGCTTATAAAGTAAAGGTTTTTCTTTATCTTTCATTAAAACTTAAAAATTCTTTTGCCCGCATGATCGCGATCCTTCCCTAAGTGCCATACGGGAATGGCAATTTCCACTATAGTACAAGCAGGGGTCTTCTCTGTGCGACCAACCACTTCCCCTGTCGCCCCATCTACCGAGGGGCTAGGATTCCACTGTGACCGAAACATAACGTCCGAACCTCCACATGTAGGGTAAGAAGGGTAGAGGTTCCCGCTAGCCTTAGCTATAGAAGTAAACTCCCCAAATTTTTGAGCTTTTAGGTGCGCCTGAAATCCAGGGGTGAAGGTAAATTCTCGATTCTTTAAGTGTTTAACCACGGCGCTTTGCAGGTTGAACATTTGAAAAAATCCACACCCAATATGACTGCTTTCGTCAATAAACTTTCCCACAACCGACGGCTGGCGAAAAAGAGCAATCTCCTGCACAGCTCGGATGTATTCCTCACGATCTTTAAATTCTACACGCTTAGACCCATATAAAATTTCCTTATTAATATGAGGGTTAGCGGAAGAAAAAACTTCTTCATAGCCCTTCGGGAAGATGACATCTGAATCGCTATGTATAATCCAGTCGTTATACTTGCTGGCCCGAAGGCCCTCGTTGATAGCAAGACCCCTATTGAATGGGGCTCCATATTTATAAAAAAGATCAGTTGTTACTACCTCCGCCTTATTCTCTAAGGCTACCTTTTGCGTCTCGAAATCCGTAGGAGTAGTGACAATGATAACATTATCAAACTTACGACTATTAAGTGGGAGAGTATGCTTGAGAAAATGCGCATGATTCACACACGCCTCAACTAATTCGAATTTATGATTCATTAACGTACTAAATTGCGAGCTAGTTCTACGAGGGTCGCTTCCTTGACTAACTCGTCCTGAAGCTTCTCATAAATCTCATCTTCCGTGAAACCTTCCAACTTCCCCCATCTATAAACCTTTGGGTCTTGCATATAAACTCGAAGCCTATCCTCCGTGTCAATGCCAATGCTCGCATAAGTCCCGTTGTCTGCGCCGCAGACAAGTACGATCTTGTCGGTGTCGGTCCTTATAAACTTCCGTTTCAAAATCGTGTTATTAACGCTGCAATGATCCTTTAAATAAAGAAAAGCTACTTCCACACGAGAATCTAATTTATATTTTGTACTATCTGCCATCTTATATGTTATCTTGCTTCTTTTTATTATCGTAAGCTAGGGTAAGGAGGTGTAGAAGCTTGGAGTCTCGAACGGGAAGGTATTCCTTACAATCTACACAGCCGCCATCCGTGCAAAAGTAAAAGGCTTTTTTAACAAAAGAATAAAGACCGAAAAGCGTTTTGGGCGCAGTTATCTCAATGAGATAACCGATACCCTTTTTGCTAATTGAAGAAACCGTCGCTTGCATTTTATTTACCATAGAGCGCGTTGAAAATGGATTTAGACTTACTTCTAAGCCTCGTCCGACGCTCAACAGAGGCTTCTGCACGTTCTCTTTCGAGACGCTCTCTTTCTGCAGCCTTATCAATAAGTTCCTCGTTTTCATTTGAGAGCTTCCCCAGCTCCGCCAATAGCTCTTCCCTGCGGCGCTCACGCTCCTGCGCTTCCTGGCCATGATCCTCGGACTCCCTTTCTAAGTCACGCAGTTTAGAATATAACTCCGCCTCCTCTTGGGCCTCCCGCTCTCGACGCTGTTTATCAGCCTCCTCTTGATCGGGGGTGCCCCGAGCGCAAATCAAGAACAATATTTCTTGGCTTGAGTCCTCGCTGACGATCTCTTCGCTGTACTCGACTAAATCCAGCCACTGATCCTTGTCAAGCGATACAAAATTATCGCTATCCTTTACTTGCTCAGGAAGCGAGCTATCCGTCACTAAAGCGTAATCTAGATTCATAGTTCGATAAAATACACCTAGGATAACAATTCTGGAACTTCGTCGTCTGCTGCCTTTGTTGTTAGCATTTCGGCTTGAGGAGTTTCAGCTTGAGGAGTGTCAGCTTGAGGAGTGTCAGCTTGAGGAGTGTCGGTCTGAGGGCGATCTTGCGATTCGTATATCACGAAATCAGGAGCGCGCTCATTCTTATCTCTGTTTTTATTAGTAAAAATTACTAATCTCACTTCCTTTTCTACGCCAAACTCACCAATCTTAACGAAGCCCGATAAATAAGTCTGACTTTTGCCTGAGCGCTTCCAAAGTGCTCCTAGTTCACGTTTACTCCATTCGTTTTGCTTTTCTTCACTCATAATATTTCTTTCTAATGTTTTTGGTTTTAGTTATCAAATAATTTTCTTAAATTATCTAAATATCTTTTCTTATCGCTATCGCTCAAGGAGATATACTCTTTCTTAATTCCTCGATAGTTTCGTCTTGCTACGGGGTCGTCCTGCAGTCCAACGATTGATCGAATTTCTTTGGCTTTTTTTTGATTCATTGTATTTTAAAAGGTCCGCCAAAGTTTTTTGCAGACTTAAAAGGAGTCTTGAGCTTGGCTTTTTTGGAAAATGTGGGGGCGGCTGCAGCAGGCCGCGCCCCCTGCTTGGGAGTAGCCTTGATGACAGGAAGGGGCGGCTTGCTTAAGGGTAATTTGGGCTTAACAACCTCTTCTACTCCCGCTTCGCCTTCGACTCCCTCATCGCCTTTAGGCACTTCTATTCCGATAAGAAAAGATTGAATATAAGCCTTGATTGCTTCAAACTCACTAGGAGTTGCTGGTGTAAAAGTAGTATAAGCTAAAGCTGTGCCGCTGCCATCTAAATATGGAAGATACGCCCATATTTGGTTATACTCATTATCAAACTCAAATCCAACAAACTTATTGAGGTTTATGAGAACGTTATTTATATAAATTAAATTTTGCATTTACTTCCCTTCTTTTTCGAATAATCCCTTTAGTTTTAAGCCCGTATCCGCTAGAGAGCTATATTTGTCTATTTCTTCTATCAAATCTTTAATGGCTGTATATTTACCTTGCTCCATTGATCTTTTTAATTGTAATAATTTCTGTTCCCTCTGTGCAATAAACTCATTAACAACTGGACCAAGATATTCTGAAAGCTTACTCATAATTTTTTCCTGTAAAAAAACAAAAATAAGCAAACCAAACAGAGCCTACAAAATAAAAGAAATCTAAAAGTGCCATGTCCATAATTTATTGTGGGTATAGGATACTAAATTAATCATGCTTTGTCAACAAAAAAATTATACTTCCCTCCACGGGGTTGTCAAGAAGCACGATAGGTCCTTGCCTCCTGCGTAGGAAACTGACGAAGATAAATCTTCCTGAATTTCTTGTAACTTTTCTCGATAAGTGAAATTACTACAAGGAACTTCCTTCATTACGCCCTCAATGTGTTTTTTAACATCCTTATTATGCTCGCTAGCCGAACCAAAATATTGCTTATAAGTTTTGCCGTCCACCACAGTACTAACGGCGGGGCTATCAAGACAACGACTAAAGAGAGACCCCGCCATCACCATGTCTGCGCCCGCCACCAAAGCTTTTGCAATATCTCCATGACTGCGGATTCCTCCATCCGCAATGACTGGAATCGGTGCCCCAGCTGTACAATCTTGTACGCATGAAAACATAGGGCGAGTAAATCCCGTCTTATCCTTCGTTGTGCATACATAACCTTGACCGATTCCTGCTTTGGCGCAATCCGCGCCCCATTTTGCTAAGTCTTTGACCCCTTCGGCCGTAGCTACATTGCCTGCTATAAGAAAGGTGTCGGGCAAATGCTTCTTCACGAATTTAACCATTTCCTTCATGCCTGCACAATGTCCATGAGCAATATCAATTGTAATATAGTCTACCCGTAGGCCAAAACGCGACAAGAGTAAAACATTATCTTTATCTTCTTTTTTAACTCCCAGACTAATAGAAATAAGCTTCCATTGCGCCGCCTTCTGGCAGAACTTGATTGGGTCTACCCCAAAGCGATGCATTATATAAAAATAATAATCTTCACTTAGAGTGAAGGCATGATTGGAGTCCATAACCGACTTCATGTTGGCAGGAACAACGGGGACCGAAAAAGAATTATAACCCAGCTGAACCGTGGTTACCGCTTTAGAGCGGCTTCTTAAATCAGAATACTTGGGTAGTAATACTACATCAGAATACTTAAGTTCTTTCATTACCTAAATTCTTTCCTTAAAAGTCTCCATCTGTCAGAATCAATTTCTTTGCTGCCGCCATTAATGGCATGCAACATTTCAACTATTTCGTCAATCGAATTATAAATATATTTGTGTGGAAACATTCCGAGCATCCAAAGAGGCGTTGTCTGTTTTCCTCCTTCCATGCTTACGAAAACAGGTTTCTTCATTCTTACAGCAGTCACAATCTCTTCTGCGCTGCCCCAGCTAGCTACATCTGGAACCAAATGAGCTATGATAAAATCCGATCTATCTACTAAATTTAAATCATACGATCTAACGGTCTTCATTCGTTCTGTGACCCTATCGTATTGTTTAGTCTTCATCCAGACGTCCATTTCCTCTCTTGTGGCCTCGTCCTCCTCGACATCTCTAATAAAAGGCTTGTTATAAGGATCAAAACAAGTGATGCCTAGAGGTTCCAGCCTTTCTGTAACATCCGATCTCCAATCTCGCCCCTCCACATATTGCATGTGACCAACAAGATAAGTCTTGGTTTTATATAGTAAGTCCTTCATTATGCCTACTACTTTAGCATAAAAAGAAGGATAAGTCAAGCTATTTGATCCTCAGTACCTCCCATTTTACTTTTTTTTCTTTAATTAGATCTCTCACTTTGCGTTGAGTAGTGGTTAGTTGGGAATTTCCTGTCTTTACCTCCATGAATATTATTTCTTCTTCTTCAAAGATAATGAAGTCAATGGGTGTGGCTAAAAATCTAGCTTGTTTGCGATTATATTTAAAATCTTTTAATAAAGGGACAAAATGCTCGGCGATCTGCCCCGTCCTAACTTCAGAGCTTTTCTTTTGTGAATTAAGTTTTTTAAATGCATCTGAGTGAAGGAGCCTGTCCCTTCTCCATAGCATTAATATTAACAGACACGCGTGAAGGGCTAATAGTAATATTATTTTTTCCACTTGCAATAGTTGGGGTTTTGCGATCTTTTTTTACGCATATACTCTCGTTTTTGCTGGCGGCGCCGCTCTAAATCGGACTCATCATACTTTTTACGCGCTCGCGAGAGAGCTTCTTTGCCTTTGGGGGTTTGTGCGTATTTTTTTTGACTATCGCTCATATATCGTCCACTACTTGGTGATTGTCTTTTTTATTTTTTTTGGAACAACTGTGACTTCGGGGCCTCTCGTTGAGATTTGAAAATCCTTTTCTCCACTCATCAAGAAGGGGGCCAACTTATTTTCAATTTCTTCTTGAATGAGTCGTCTAATGGGCCTCGCTCCATCATTTTGTTCTTCGGTTTTTTTTGCTAAAATTGTCCGCACTCGTGGTAATATTTTAAGTTTAACATCTGATTTCCCAAGTTTTCTTTTTAAATGGGCCAGTTCTAAACTTACAATCTTTTTTAATTCTTCTTCTCCAAACTGATTGAAGACTAAAATCTCGTCAATACGATTTAGGAACTCGGGCTTGAAAAAGCGCTTAGCTTCTTTGATTACTGCCGCCGCTCCATCTTCTTCAGTTTTGGAGAACCCCATGCTTTTCGCATTCATAAGAGAAGCTCCTACGTTGCCTGTCAGGATCAAAATACAATTAGAAAAACTAACCTCTTTTCCGAAACTATCTGTGAGCTTGCCTTCCTCCATTATTTGAAGAAGCATTTGATGAATAGACGTATCGGCCTTTTCAATTTCATCAAATAAGATAACCGAATAAGGATTTTTCTTGACTTTTTCGGTAAGCTGGCCGCCCTCTTCATACCCTACATACCCAGGAGAAGAACCAACCAAGCGGGACCCTGAAATCTTTTCGGAATATTCAGACATATCTAATTGAATTAAGCAACCTTCTCCGCCAAAAGCTTCTTTGGCTAAAGCCTTGGCTAAATGGGTTTTTCCCACTCCGCTAGTACCTAGGCACAAAAATGAGCCAAATGGTTTGTTCTTCTCCTTGAGGGCCGTATGCCCCCTAAGAAGAGAATTATAAATTTTAGTGATGGCTGCGTCTTGCCCTACAACAATTTTTTGGAGACGATCATGGGCTCCAAGTAGCCTCTGAGAAGAAGAAGAATAAACAGAGTCTAGGGGAATTTTGGCTTTTTGAGAAAGAGCCTTAAAAATATTTTCCTCCGAAACCGAGAGCTTCCCTTTAGCTTTTTCTGACGCCCAGTCTATTAAGAGGGATTCGTATTCGCTGTATAGTTTCATTTGTTGGTGTTTAATAGGGTTAACATCTCCAACAGCCTCGTCTTCTAAAAGCATAAGATCTTCTATCTTCTTTTCTAGCTCTCGCGCACGGGGAGGGCGCTTATAAAGCTTAAGTTTTGCCTTGGCTCCCGCATGATCCATTAAATCTAAAGCTTTATCGGGAAATCGCTTATCTCCCATGTATTTATCGCTTAAATGCACACAAAGCCGCAGTAAATCATCGGAGTATTTAATTCCATGAAATTCTTCGTAATAAGGGCGAGCTCCTTTAAGTATCTCGAGAGTATTTTCTAACGACGGTTCTTCTACTTTTATTACCTGAAACCGCCTATCTAAAGCTCCATCTTTGGCGATGGTTTTTTTATGTTCTTCAAATGTCGTAGCCCCAATGCAAACAACCTCTCCCCTCGCAAGCGCGGGCTTTAAGAGATTAGCTGCATCCATAGTACCCTCGGCACTTCCCGCTCCCACTAAAGTATGGATCTCGTCAACAAAAAGAATGACACGCTCGTTGGTGGACGCCGCCTTGATTAGTTTTTTAAGTCGCTCTTCAAATTGTCCTCTATATTTAGTGCCCGCCACCAACAGGCCCATATCTACCCCATAAATAACTTTATTTAATAAAAATTCAGGAGCTTCTCCGCTGACGATACGCTGAGCTAAACCTTCGACAACAGCTGTTTTTCCTACTCCTGGATCTCCCAGTAGAATAGGGTTGCTCTTCTTCCTCTTACATAATACTTCCGCGACTTCCTTGACTTCTTCATCCCTACCAATAAGAGGGTCGAGCTTATCATTGCTGGCTAATTCATTAAAATTAATAGAGAACTTGGTTAAATCTCCCAACCGTAAATCATGATCCGCCGCAGGAATCTCGAGCACATCCTCCTCAGCCCCTTGCTCTAAGGGGCTCTCCGATAGGTCGTCGTCTAAAAAACGCCTTTTCATTGTCGCCGCCATCAGATTAGGGTCTACTCCTGCAGCTACAATATATTGATAAAGCGGAGAATTTTTATATTGAAAAAGTGCTAAAAAAATATGTTCTACTCCTACGTACCCGTGGTCAAGCCTTTCTGCTATCTTTACCGCAATTGTAAGCGCCTCCTGCGCCTTTTGAGAGAAAGATAATGCCGCCGTCCTCTCTCCAATAAAATTCTCGTCCTTATCAATAAGAGAAAGCAGGTAAAGCTGCAGCTCTGCTGGATCAAGCTTCACTCCGCGAAGGGTGTGAGTAACCACGATAGCCTGCACCTCAAGGATGCCATAACACAAGTGGGCGATAGAGATAATTTCTCTATTACTCTCACGAGCGGCTAATTTAGCGATTTGTAAGGCTTCTTGCGCTCGAGGCGTAAAATTAGGCTTTGTCTCCATCTGTTATTATATACACTATTTAATGTCGCTTAATTTCATGAAAATTCTCTCATCTATTATTGAAAGGTTCTCCATAAATAAAATATCCTCTCCTTTTCGGGCAGAGAAAACAATAATGCTCTCTTTCTTTGGCATCTTGTTGTTACTTAAAAAATTGTCTACCCGATTATTCTGCTTCCAGCCCCCATCAGTTCTTTGCCTGCCATTAAGAAGCATAGCGTCTACGGAAGCGGTTTCATCGGTTAGGGAAAATTTAATGTAATCATTTCCATTGCGGCTTCTGCGTTTAATGAGGTCCGAGATGACGGCAATAAACCGTCCTGGGGATCCCTCGTCAAGGTTAACTGAATGAAGTAAATTATCTAATTTCTGACCTTCAAAAACCTCCGTAAGGCGGTGCGTATAACTATAGCCTAGCAACTTCCTCTCGAAAAACCAGTTCGCAAACTTTTCCTGTTTTCTATTCTGATTATAAATCTCGCGATAAGGCATGTACTTTTTCTTGAAGGTGCCAAATCTTTTCTCCGACATTAAAATTTTTGCATCGTCTCCGAGTATCTTGCTCTTTAATACATCGGCAATTGAATCTAATAACTTATAACTATATTTTTCTCCTAACTCTACGAAATTTCTTTTCTCCCTATCTGTTAAAACATTAAAAGCCTGAGCCTCTAGCACTAGAAGTGAGCGGCTACCCTCTGAGCACGAAGACATGGCTCCCGCTTGAATTAGGGCAGATAAGGTTCCGATGTTTAAGCCTGCACTTTTAGCGGTTAAAAAGATATCATATTTAGTTGCCCTGTCTGAATCCCTAAAGTCTTTAAGGTTTTGAAGAGACTTTTCACTAATCCCCTTAATGCTATTTAATCCATACCTAATATTAGAACCCTCTATAGTAAAATCCATATCGGATTTTATAAGATCAGGAGCGAAAAGCTTAATGTTAAAATGCGGTAGTTCTTGTGTGATCCTACAAATTTCATCATAGGGCGCAGGCTCAAACTTTGTCATTCGTAATAGCGAGCGGAAAAATTGAAGCGGGTATTTGAATTTTAAATAAGTAGTCCATGCCGCGAGAGTAGAGTAGGCAATGGAATGGCTTTTATTGAATGAGTAATTGGCGCTATCTTCTGCAACGCTCCATAATACATCACCGACTTCGTGAGGTAAATTATTTTCTATAATCTTTTGTTCAATCTTCTCCTTCCACAGAGACATCTCTTCAACCTTTTTCTTTCCGACAATACGGCGTAGCTGTTCTGACTCGTCAAGACTGAAACCTACTTTAACCGCCATCTTCATGAGCTGTTCTTGGTAGAGAGGAATACCTCCTGTATAGGATAGAACGTCATCAAAAAAGGGATGGATGCTTTGGGTTTCTCCTGTGGTAGCATACTTAGTATAACTATCCAAAAAATCTAAGGCACCTGGCCGACCGATTGCAATCACCGCGCTGAGATCTTCAAGAGTCTTGGGCTTAACTTTTTTACATACTTTAAAATTAGTGTCTGCCTCGATTTGAAACAGTCCATGAGGACAGCGCAGGTCTTTTGCTAGCGGCTCAAAAACACTTTTATCGTCTAAGGAAATATCATCTACACTAATGCCAATTTCATCACACACGTCATAAATAACGCTTAAGGTTCTTAACCCTAGAATATCAAACTTAACCATTAACTCTGCCACCCAATTCATATCGTAACCGCTTACTAAGCCTCCATCACTAGTGCGTTGGAGTGGACAAATATCTTCTAGCTTTTGATGGGAAATCGCTATACCTGAAGGATGAACTCCTGTATTTTTATTAAGCCCTTCTAGCTTCTGCGCTACCTCATAAACGTCAGTATTTTCTGCTACCCACGCCTCAAATTTCTCGCTCTCTAATACCGAATCTAATAAGGGGGCCACCTTGCCAAACTTTTTAGGGATAAAATCACTAACAATATTGACATCCTGTTCTGAATAAAAGCCTACAATTTTACCGCACTCTTTAATGCAAAGCTTACTGCTTAGGGTGTTTAGTGTTAAAATATTACAAGTCCGCGCGGGATACCTCTGTTCAATGAACTTTACTACTTGAGACCTTTTCTCGTAGGAAATATCGTTATCAATATCCGCCAACAATGAGCCATCTAGATAAGTTAACCCATCCTTCCCTTCGATTTTCTTGGCTCGACTTTTGCTTACAAAGCGCTCGAAATATAAATCATATTTAACTGGGTCAATATTAGTGACCCCAATCAAGTATAAAACAAGAGAACCTGCTGCTGATCCACGGCCTGGGCCTGTGGGGATATCATTTTCCTCGCAAAAGTTATGTACATCCCAATTAAGAAGGATGTAATCTATAAAGCCAAGGTCTTCCAGAATATCCAGCTCTTCCTTGGCCCTCTCATAATAAGCGTCTTTATTTTTAAAATGATTAATCTCCCGTTTTTTAATGCCCTCCCAGCATAAACGCTTAAGAAAATCAAAGTTAGAAATGCTCTCTTCTACGCCTAAAGAAGTATAAAATCTTTTTTCTATTTTAATCTCAGGTAATCTTACTCCTGCGGGACAGGCATCCTCATAGCCTGCGAATGATTTAAAAAATTCGCTCATAGCTCCACCTCCCACAACTGGCGCCTAAAAATCTTATAATTCATCTTTACATCGTAAATAGCGTCATGAAGTTTTTTGGGGTCAAACTTTAAATCATAAGATTTACATAGCGCAGTGATACTAGCCTTCATTCCTCTCTCTCTAAAAGAAGTAAGCTTATATTGCCAAGACAAAAGGTTTTCTTTAGGAGGTTTCATTTCTTTATAAATTGCCTTGGCCACACATAGGGTGTCAATAAGATCAGAGAGGTAAGAGTAGTCGGGTTTCTTATTAAGGAGCTTCCTGAAAATAGAATGAATATAAACATCAAAACCTAATAAGTTATGGCCCAGCTTTATATAGGACGGGTCGTATAAATACTTTTCCAAAAAGTCTAAGACCTTTTCTGGCTCCACCGCTTCCTTCTCGTACTTGCGCCTGTTAAAGCCCGTAATTCGGGCGGCGTCTGCGGAGATATTTAAATCGTCCCACTTAATTAAAAAATCAAACTCTTTTTCTATCTCGTCTCCTTTACATAGAATAAATCCCAGTTGCCACGGTTTGTTGTCGAGGCTCGCTAGGTTGAGGTTGCACGTTTCAAAATCAAAGACCATATACTTTTGATTGGGCTTAAATCTTAGAAGTTCTTCTTTCATCCTTAGTATTGTACTATATTCCTTGTGGCTAGTCAATAAAATAGTGTAATTCTATTGAATGAGCGATATAAGCATTATAACTGGGGCAGCTGTCTGTATCTGCGGAGCCTTTGTCACGGGTTCCGTAGCGTTCGTTATTAAATCCTTAATGAATGATATTAGGCAGGCCGAGGTGACTGCGGAAAAGGGCATGGAATTTGTAAGATCTGAGCTTTTTGGTTTAAGGAAGTCTCTTGAGGCATTTAAGACGGAAGAGAGGCATAAGGATGATGATTTAAAAGTAGCTATTGATGGTACCAAGAAAGAACTAAGACAAGAAGCTAGGTCCGATAGAATGTATGTAGACCAAACTAAAGGTGAGCTCAAGAACGAAATGCAGAACTACTGGGGAAAGGCCGAAAATGTTTTGGAGGCGCGACGACAGGATGTTTATATGATCCATAAAAAAATAGATGTAATCAAAGACTCGTTAAGCGAAAAGCTGGCCCACCTCAATTCCTCCCATTCAAAAGAAAATTGATCGTTAGGTGGTCGCTAAAGTTTTCCTATGGGGATTTTTTTATTTTCATGTGTAACTATACTACATGAGCGTAAATGTAGCATCCAGCGGAGTTTTTCTTGACATCACCAGTGATGCCACCAATCTAACTATTCCTATAGCCTCTATTCGATATGGGGGAGGGACGATAACCCAGGCAATAGCCACAGGAGATTACAGAGGACTCATGAGGGGAATACAGGAAAGTTACCATTATTTCATGACAGGAGTAGCAACAGGCACAAGTAACCCCGCTGACTTTAATAAGCCTTCGTTTTTTGGCGACTCCCTTGGCGGCTACCAAGTTTATCAAAGCGATTATTTAAAAAGAACTTATCGGACTGACTTGTATTACGATATCATGGACAGTCACACGATACCTGACGAGTCCTAAGCTTAAAGCCAGTCTTCAAAACAAAAAGAATCGCTTCCTTGATGGTCAAAATTAGGGACGTTTAAATCTCTGGTTTTAAATGTTCGATTACAAATACATTTATAGGTTTGGTAGGCAACAAAATCTTTTCTGTTTTTATAGAAAACGCTTTTAGTCTCCTCTATGCCATAACAATTCCTATCACAATACGAATCTACTTTGTCTCCAACTAAGCCATCAAATGGTAAGCCATTGTCTTCTATAAAAAAGGTTGGGTCAGCGAAAGAGAAATCAGGAGTGCAGTTAGCAAAAGACATGGCGTTATTAAAAATAAAAGAATCGTAAAAAGGTATAGCTAACTTAAGGTGATCTTCAGTCCATATATCTCGTAAGTATTCTTCTTTTAAAACTCCTTCTCCGTATCCAAAGGCATTTGTATAAATTTTATTTAATAACTTACATCCCTCTGAGTCTTTAGCGAAAACTATAACTTTGTGTTGACATGCTTCTTCATTGTCTGGCGCATTTGAAAGAGAAATTCTTAATCCAAACCTTAGTTCGAAACCATAAGTCTCGCATTTTTTACGGGCTTCGAGGAATCCAATTAAAGAATCTTCTACTAAAGCTACCTCCTTAAGGCCCCCTTCTTGGGCCAAGGCAAAGATGCTACGTTTCTTGGTGCGTTCATTAATCTCTTCAAGAGTTAAAATACTGCGACCAATTGAATAGTGGGATTTAAATAGAGGAATCATTGTGATTTAAAGAATACCAGATTTTGGCAAACTGGTCAAGTATTTAATTTGGTCTCTCAACTGGCTATCCATGGGAAAGGGCAGCTCATCCCCCCGAAAATAAGCATAACCCACATGCTCTACATCTAAAACAGGATAATATCTAAAGAGGCTAACGTGATAAAAAAGGCAAAAATCTTTATAGACAGCGCTTCTTTGAAGATCGTCCTCGACCAAGGTGATCCTAGTCTCCTCATAGAGTTCTCTTATAGCAGCATGAACCATTCTTTCTCCGCTTTCCACGCCGCCCGCTGGCACAGACCAGTAAGAAGGCAAGACGCTAGCAGAGGGAGCTCTCTTACATAATAAAAATTCATCAGCATATCTTAATAATACCCCTACAGCTTTATATCTTTGATTCATTAACTCAAATCGAACTCGTCTTTCTTATTCCAGTGTGGGCAACCTTCATATTCTCTTAACTCTATACTGTCCCCTTCTTCTTTAAGAGCCTCCAAGGACAACTCGTCCCCCTCAAAAACACCACGCTTGACTTCTCCAGCCGAATTAACTAAGGCATAATAAGACATTGGACGTCTAAAGGGACAAATATAAGCTGGGATTTTATTTCCATTTTGATCTAGCAAATGCTCTCCTCTAAATTTCTTAAACCCCTCCTTGCCGCAGGAAAGAGGCCCCCCAAAGGAACCATCCTTTGGGTAGGGTTTTGTTGCCGCAAAACTAGCTACGGCTTTCGTGGGTGTGTAATCATTAAGGTATTTAGTGATCTCCGTTAAGTGGTACTCAAAACCCTCTAGCTCTTCGTCTCCAATCGATTCCATCTCGAGCAAACCTTTTTGAGGCGTTCCCAATAAATCCTCGCCAAGAGGAAAGCGAAGAAACAAAAACTCGGAATTTCTTTTCTTATATTTGGGGTATAATTTTTTAATAGCCAAAGAATACATTAAGTCTTGAAGGTTATCTGTAAGGTCTTTACCCTTAAATACTTGCTTGCTGGTTTTGAAGTCGCGAATAACAGCGTGTTTGTTATAGAGAAACAGCTTATCAATAAAGCCTTTAATTCTATAATTTTTATCTCCATCCTCCACGACTAGATCGAAATCCTTTTCTGAAATCGCCTCCTTGGGCTTGGTCTTAACTCCTCCAAAAAAGTCATACTTTAAACCCTTGAGGGCCATCTCATCCATATCAACTAAAGCTTCTTCGTAATTAACTCCTAGGCGATTGGCGTGGATAGTTACCAACCTCTCAAGAGCGTTGGAAGCATAAATACTTCCTTCCTTTAATGCCTTCTTCAGGTGAAAAGCATGCTTTTCTGCCCCAAGTAATTCAAAAACCAAATGGCAAATCCAGCCCTTAGAAGCCCCTTCGTTGGTCGCTTCTGGGAGCTTTAAGATATACTTGCAAAAATAAGTCCAGCTACAATTTTGTGCGGTCTTAATTCTGCTGGCCGAAAGAGGGGTTAATTTTTGTTTACTCATTGAGGTATTTAATGTTATTCATTATGTTTTTTGACAACTTTCCTTTTTTAAGTAGGGTTTCTGCCGCCGATCGAATATGGACTCTTTGCTGTGGAAGATCAAGGGTTGCCAACTTCTTTTGCCAGACTAAAAAATCTTCATTATCCATGTCTCCAAAATCATTCTTGGTGGGTAGGCAAATGCGAAGGGTAGCAGCATCAAAGTGTCCCAGCAACTTCAAATAATTCTTAATGCAGGCATTTAACCCTCGGTTTTCTTCTTTGGAATCATCGTTATTAAATGCAAAAATAATTTCATCTATACCAAGCCCAGAAAGAAAGCACGTTAAGGCAGGGGAGACCTCTAGGCCAAAGGTTGATAGAGCGTTTTTGATTCCTCGGTCATGCAAGGAAAGAAGGTCTCCAACGCTTTCAACTAAAATAACAGAGCCCGCTTCCATGATAAAATCAACTACTGATTTCCCCTCTCTATCTTTTAGGTAGGCGGGATAAATCCACTTAGATTTTCTTCCTATATGTTTCCATTTGGGCCTATTGTCGCTAGAAATCATATCTCTTCCAGCAAAACCATGAATCTGTTGGTGTTGGTTAAAAATCGGGAACACAAAACGCTTATTCATTTGACCATAGGTTGCAAAGCCTCCCATGAAAAATTTTAGGGTACTATCGGAGATTCCTCGGTCATTATAGAATTTATAATGAGGAAGTAATTTGGAGAGCACGTCAGAGGGGTAAATCTCATCCATTTCAAGCTTATCAGTGGGCTGCCTTTTTTCTTTAAGCTGGTCTAGGTCGGAGTCTTTTAAGTATTTTTGTAAAGCCTGTTTGTTATTTGTGCCCAGTGTCTTTTTGATTAAAGCCTCAAACTTTGAATAGGGAGTGTCTTGCACATAGTCTTTCCATACTCCCGTGTCTTTATAAATCTGGAGGGCGGTTTTATTATCGCCATCCCTAAACATGGCGTTAGTCTGCCAATATTGGCCCCTATCGGTCAATTTATAACCCAAAGATTCTAAAACTTCTTTTACGTCAACGCTCATAATAGATCAGGGATGTCGTCTAAAATCGCCTGTTGGGGACGCAGATTGACAAGGTTTAAGGCATCTACCATATCCTGAAGATCTCCACGTTCTTCAATGGAAAAATTATCCATTTTTAAGTTAATATAATTATTCCGCTTGGAGCCATCGGGCATTTCAATAGGCTGAATGGCTCGCTGAAAATTAGAACCTAAATGCCTGGACTTTAAACAAGATAACTGGTGGGTACCGAAATCATCAGGCTCTTCCTGTATTTGATCGAGCGTTTTCCGCCTTAAGTGAAACATGTGAGAACAATACTGAATGATGCGGTCAGAAAGAGAAACCACACTTTCGTCATCTATTGTATTCTCTGCACGACGATTGGTAGTAATTCCATAACGATTACTCTGAACGCTGGTAATCATAGAAATAAGCGGGCCATCATCTCCAAGTATCTCTTTCTGAATCAAATTCTTAAATTGAGTAATCATATCTCCAACCACCTGCCACTCGCCCTGATTCTTATTTTGGGCTTGATCTGTGGTTTTAATGTAATCAAAACTAAAAATCAAAGGGTTTCCTCTTCCTACTTTGGAATAATAAAATCGACGTATAACATTAGTCATCTCGTCTACGCTAAGGCCTGCAACATTATAATAATAAAACTTAAAGTTCTTAATTGTCTTCCATACCGCCCTCACTCGCCGAACAAAATCTGCATTATTTCTCCAAAGCCCCGTTTCTAAATAATGAATAGGAACCTTAGAAAGGGCGGCACACTGCCTCATTGTCAACTCTTCTTGTGACATTTCTCCATTATCAAAATGGAGAACGGGGACATTATCATATTTCTCCGAAACTTTAGTAACAAAATCCAAGCAAAAAGTTGTCTTTCCTACTCCCGAACGAGCAACAACCACGGAAATATTCCCAGGCCTTAAAAGAGAACCATAAAGTTCGTTTAATCTCTCATACGGACCCATGAAACCAAATTCGGTCTTCGGGTTATCTCCGCGCTCCTCAATAAAGCCCTCCATAGAGTCATAAATATTATGGGGGGTATCATTAGAATGATAAAGGTCGATCTGTTTATTAAAAAGCGAATCGGCATGCTGGATTATCTCATCAAAAGTATGGTTAGAGCCCAGACTTTTCATTTTATTGGCTACGTCTATGGCGGCCAGGCGAATGGAGCGTCGGACACTAACTTTTTTAAGCTCTTTGGCAGCGTTAAGGACTCCATCTTTAGAAATTTTCCGCAAACCTAAAGAGTGTATGTACTGCCCTACATCAACATTATCTTTGAAGGAGATGTTAAAGTCTTGTACTTTTTGAGCGACAACCACTTCATCCACATGCTCTCCTCTCTCCAAGCAATTCTTTAGTATTTTGAATATCGTAGCATGTACTTGGCTGGACTGCGTGGAGAAATCTCCTTCATTTATAAATGGAGCTAACTCCGCATAAACAGTAGGGTGTTTAATTAATCCTGCTAAGAGATGTCTCTCAAGTTCCTTCGACTCAATCATGTATATAAGAATATACTATATTGAGAAAATGTCAAGAACTATGATTCCTCAATACCCTCGTCTCCGTCCATTCCCATATCAATACCAAACACCGAGCTTGTGTCTTCGGCCTCTTGCAAATAGGACTCCATAGCTTTTCTGAGCCCAAACTCTACTATCTTGCTGCCATACCGAGCATAAATTAAAGGTGAGCCGTCTTGAGTCAAATATACCAACAGCACCCCTCTAACACTCTCTATTGGGCCTGAAAACTCATATATTTTATCAAAAAGCTTACTGGGCACCTCAAACTGGGGCAGATCTTCTGGATCGAAATTCATAGTTATTATATATTACACTTATTAAAGTAAAACCCCATGTTTTTTAAAAAAAGACGGAGTTAATTCCTTGAGGTTGTAAATTTCAAGGAGCTGAATATTGTTTATTTTACAAAATTTTAATTTATTCTGGTCTCTTCGTAATTGATTGATATAATTATACTTGTTTCCTCCGTGAAAAAAGGGGGTATACCTGCGGTGCTGCTCGCCCTGTACCTCTATAGCTATTTTTTTATTTGCATTATAAAAATCCAAGGACATCTTAGTGCCTGCAACGGGAAACTCCTCGAAGACTACCTGATTGTGCCAGTATTTTTTAAGAAAGTCTTTTGTGCTCTTTTGTATTTTACTCCTGCTCTTTCCCTCCCAATCAATTAAATATTTTTTTGCATTGGATATATTTCTGACTGCTCCTACGAGAGTTTTGAATTTCATTGAATAGAATCTACTTCTTCCTTAATTAAGTTAAGTAAGAAATCCCTAAAAGCTCCATTCTTCTCTAGATAGTCTATTAATTTCGGTTCCCCTTGTATTTTTTCGATGTATTCTATACCTTTCTCTTGGCATTTTTCAGCAATATCTTTATCTAATGAAATCCATGCGCCCTTCTTTTCTAGAAATCCCCATAGATAAGCAAGCTCTATCACCTCCTTCTCTAACCACACAGAAGTTCCCCCCGTTCGCCCATAACGAATAGGATATCTTACGGAAGCTCCTGTTTTTTCATTAACACTTTTACGAAAAATAATCTTGCAGATATGCCCAATAGGATTACCTTTGTCCTCCAGTTTTGAGGCGCTTGGATTCTCAAAAATGATGTCATTCATATATCTTTCTTGAAACTCCAAGATAAAATTAGCATAATGCTTGATTGCATTTCCTCCTGCCTGTTTGGTCTTGGGGCCGCCTCTCGCAGCATAAGGGTTCGTGGCTACTTCTACTCGAACTTGGGAGGTTAAAATCATCATGTGATTAAGTTTTAAAATAGGTAAAACCATTTTCTTTAAAAAAACAGAGGTAATTAAAGCTCCGCCCGCTACCTGTTCGCTATCCTCAAAAGGTTTATCGTAATCATTTTGCCGACAGAGGGCATCTACGCTATCTACGATAAAAAGATATTTTTTCTCATCTTTATTTTGAAGAACAAGCATGCGAATTAATTCAAACACTTTCTCGAAGACGTTACAGTCAAACTTAAAAAACCTTTCTTCGGAAGTATCTACTCCCGAGCGCTTCATTAATTCTGGACCCAACCTGCCTTCGCTTTTCACATATACCACCATCCCCTTGTCTCCGAACTGATCCTGAAAGCGTTTCGCAACAGCTAAAGCGCACGATGTTTTCCCTCCCTCATTTACTCCAGTAAAACGATGTACTCCCGTAGGTAGACCTCCTCCTAGTGCAAGGTCTAGATTCAAGCTTCCTGTCGGCACTTTATAATCAAGCTCTTCATGATCATTATAATGAAATTTTTTATTATCCTTGTCCGCGAGGAAAGCCTTGATCTTATCTAGTGTGTCGCTCATTTTAGGTTGACAAAAAGTCTTTGATTGTTCTTCTTTGTTTTTCAATGTTTGCATCTTCTCCTTCTTTTATATCGCTTAATTTATGAATTACGGGCGATGGTATTTTATAATTATACTCTCCAAACTTCCTTTTTACAAGCTTTTTCCAATTAGTGCTAGCTAAAATAGCTAAGCTGTCAAACTTTTGGCCAAAATCTACATTGCTCCAGAAGCATTGATCAGGGAACTCTTTTAAAAATCTATTAAGAAGGGTCATCTCCTTCTTCCAAAAGGGCCGCTTATTGGTCTTGGGTTCGTTGATATGACGTTGAATGATTTGTCTTTTATTAAGGCATTTATTTTTCATTGCAACACCTATACTATCACAACCTATCCCTTATGTCAAGGACGATAATCTAATTTAAAGCCTAAAAATCATCCTCTAGGGAGCCTGACTGCTGGTATTCCCTCACCCTTCTTTCAAAGAAGTTAGTCATAGCCTGCGTATCCACTACCTCAGATAACCAAGGAAAGGGGTTATGGTCGCTCGGAAATCTATAATCCAACCCTACCGCTCCTAATCGGCGGTTTCCTATATAATGCATATAGTCTACAAACATATCGGCATTTAATCCAAGGATTCCTGTGGGTAATACATCTTTTGCGTAAGCTACTTCTAGTTCCACAGTTTTTTTCATGTGCTCTGTGAACTCCTCTTGAATAGCTTTCGTCCAAATCTTAGGGTTTTGATCTATTAAAGTATTAATAAGATAAGTCCCAAACTCAATATGCAAGCTCTCATCTCTCAATGTATATTTAATTTGATCGGAGACTCCCTGTAATTTATTCTGCCTGCCCAGTGCCAATAGCATTGCGAAGCCAGAGAAGAAAAAAGTTCCTTCACATATAATATAATAAGTAAATAGGTTCTTAAGTAATTCCTTCTTGCCTTCTAGTGTGCTGGTGCTAAAATCATTTCTAGTTAAGTCGCTCGTAATGTTTATTAAAAAATCATCCTTGGCTTTAATAGAGGGGATGGTTTCATAAGCCCGAAAGACCTCATCTACATCGAGATCGAGACTATCGCATATGTACACAATAGTGAGGTTGTGCAAGCTCTCCTCGTAAGCCTGCCTCAAAATATACTGGCGACACTCTGGGTCTGTAATATATTTAAATGCAGAAAGAAGTAAATTGTTTCCAACCAGAGACTCGCTGCCAGCAAAAAAACCCAAACATCTTTTTACTAAAAGCTTTTCATCGTTAGAGATTTCTCCATTCTTCCATTGAGCTATATCCTCTTGCATGGATATCTCTGTAGGCATCCAATTATTAGCGCAACCCTTAAGAAAGAGATCCCATGCTAATTTATGTTTATGAGGGAGTATCCTATTGACTCCCGCACTATTCTCGCTTACTAAATCCCCTGATTTTTCTTTACTCATCGCGCTATCTTATACTACTTCGCACTAAAATACAAGCTTTTTATATATCCGCATAAGCCGTAAGTATACGAGAGTGAGGATTGAAGATACGAGGGGTAGGGCTAACCTGACGGTAGTACTTCTGCACTCTTTGTATGAGGGCTACAGTTACGTCCGTATTTATTTCAAATAGAAAATAATGAACCCTCATTATTTTTTGGGACAAGGCTGAGTAAAGGGCGCTTATATAGGGTTCGGGGTCCTCCTTTATCTTAATGAAAAACAAGGCGGGAATTTGTAAAGTATCTATCTCACTCATAACCTCCTCCAAGTGCTTAAGCTCTAGAACAGAGGTGAGGCTGGCGCTTTCGTGGGCGCTCAGGAAGCCCTGGTTGAAAATATTGAAAGCCCCTTTTTCTCCTCCAAAGGCATGAAGAAGCTTCTTGTAGCTCTTGAGTGCGCTATAAATTAATGGTGCGCGATTCACTTTAACTCCCCTCTTATCTCGTCTACAAGACCGAGCTCTAGGGCTTCGTCCGAAGAGATCCACCAGTCTTTTCTGTCCCAGTTTCTTTTTATTTTAACCTTACTAAGGGTAGATCTTTTTGCAAAAATATCCAAGATGCGAGCTTCAATTCTTTTTATCCATGCTACTTCATCTTCAATTTCAAACGTTTTGCCGACAGCGCCAAAGGCTGCTCGATGAATCATAAGCCAAGCCTGATGCCCAATCCACCGACGATCTCCTGCCTGCAATAAAATACCTGCCATAGAAGCCGCCATTCCTAGAGAGCCTGTAGTGACACAATGCCCGCGAGAACGGAGCTCTTGAATGAAATCAAATAAAACAAACCCGTCAATAATCGAACCTCCTCCCGAGGAAAAGACAATTTCAATGTCACAGTTAGGATGCCTTCGTGACCACTGGGTTAACTTATACATACACTTGTTGACATTTGCTTTGTCTACCCCCGTATTAAAGCGGTAAACCATGTTCTCCTCGTCATGAGCTTTGTCTCTCCCCCAGTCTTGCTCTTTTTTCTTAGCCTCTATCAAGTTCATTCGTGCCATGTATTCGCTTTGATCTGCTTGCGCATTAATCTTGCGTGTTTCTGCTTTGAGTTTCAAGGTCTCCGCCTCAACCCTAAGTGTTTCGGCCTTAATTTTAACTAACTCTTCTTTGGTTTTTTTTACGTCGTCTGGCATTATTATAATAATAAGAGTGGCGGCTGGTTTTTAAAGCTAAAAGAACTTTTTATTTTGCGTGTAACTTTATATATGTTAGTATCTATTAGCGCTCATCTTACAGAGCCTCCCAGCAGAGTTACGTGTTTTCGGGATGTAACATTATATTCTTCTTGTTTTTTAGATAATGAAAATCTTTTAGAATGCGACCCCTCTTGCCAGGATTTATATTGGCGGTGGCTCAAACGATATGGAGCATGGGATTTCGTTAAGGATATTGTTCCTCCAAATTACCCTGTAAACATTTCAATCCGAGAGCGCGGAGGATCTATTAGCATTCCTCGATTAGGGTGTAGAAATTTAAATTCTGTTATAGCAAAGCTAGAGTCTTACTCTCGTTAAAATGGTGGAGATGGCGGGAGTCGAACCCGCGTCCTTGTGTAGATCTATAATTTATCTCGTTACAAGTTTGTCCTGCTTTTTTATGTTGTTGCAAACTCAACATTCAATTTCATTTATTTGTCTCCGAATACTCAGCGAACTACAGTTTATGAATATGAATAACTTTTTCTGTTTTTGCAGATGTCGTCCCCACCTTCTTTTATCTGCGTCGAAGAGGCGGGGGGCAGCTTATGCTGCAACAGCCAGCTGACGCGCAACGCTCTTACGAGCTGCAACCTTGAGGGTTGCCACCTTCTTAGAAGGATTGAAGCGGTCAAGCAGACCTTTTACAAGTTTAGAATTGGCACTTATATATAAGCCTAGGCTTTTTAAGGAGCCAGCCCACTCCTACTTGCAATAAAAAATTTAGCTAACAAGTCGAATCCTTGTCATCCCCATATCAAATAACTAAAAAGAGTTTACACTACTTACTTATAAATGTCAAGCTTCGGCTCCCTCTTAATGAGAAAAGGAAACTTAGTTAACTCGGTTGACGAGCTTCCCTCGCCCCCGTTTTTAAGGCCGCTATCCTCTACCGCAATTTTTTCAAGATTCTCTAAAGAAGGAGAGTCAATATTGGGATCAAGAGCCCAAAGCACATCGTTTTCCTTTGCCCAGCGCTTCATGCGTCTAATTGGGACCGTTAAATTAAAACCCTCTCCAGCCCCTCTTACAAGCATGCCTACATAACGACCATCGGTAAGAAACACTCCTCCTCCCGAGGAGCCTGGGAACGCGGTAACAGTAGTCTGGTCATACTCTCTTTTCCCGTGGATTCTGCCTACTTGAGAAACAATACCTGTCGTCATTGAATTTGCCCCCATCTGACCCAATAAAGAACCTACGTGAAAAAGGCTCGTCCCAATCGGAATGATGGCGTCGTCTTTATTAAGATAAAATCTAGCGCTTTCTTTTGAATAATCTTTGGCTCTCACCATTAGAAGGGCTAGGTCATGTCCGTCATCTGCATTGGAATATTTAATTACCATTGCGTCCATCTTAATCTCTCCAACACGCCTGCCCTCTGCCACCAACTCTTTGACAATCTGTGCGTCCTTAAATTCTACAACCTTTCGTGGGCGTCCGTTTTCATCAATAACATCCCTGACGGTTCTGAGGTTATCCACTACATGGCCCGCCGTCCAAACGAAAGTGACTTCCTCCCCTTCGATTTCTCTTACGATAAGAACTCCCGAGCCTTCTGACTTACTCCACTTCCCCTCGGACTTAATAGTAACGGAAATGTCTTGAAGAAAATTGGCGACTCGTTTTCTATTTTTTAAATCCTCTCCAAAAATAGGATTAAGGCTTACAAATAGCAATAATAATGTAATGTATTTCATGCTTTATAATATTCACGGGCTGTCTGATTTCAAAACTTTTGCACCTTTTTCGTAATTCTTCCTACTAATTTTTTAAAATTAGAATTATTGTCGCTTTTATTCTCTTCGGTTTTTTTTCTTACTAGGTTAATTTGTCTTCTATTGTGTCTTGCTATCTTTTGTATTTTCTTAAACTCTGTGCGAGCCGCCTTATAAAAAATCAAACCATGCTTGTCGTTAGTTATTTTTTTTTTATCTTCCTGTTTTTTATAGAAATTAATTATATCTTTTATCTCTTCTTCGTCTGGGAGCTGCGACTTTAATGCTTGAATTCGATCTAGCGCTTCTTCTACGTCTCTACTATCTGCCACTTCTTTAAGCTGCTCTTCTAAATGAATAACTTTTTTCTTTATATTATTAACTCCAGCATCAGAAGCCTCTTGTGGTATTGCACCAACTGACTTCCCTGTGTTTAGCCCTTGTACTGCCGCCAAGATAAGAAGGATAGCTAGAGGATCGAAAACAAAAATCAATACAATAATTACCAGCCTTACCGCTTTGTCGAATTTAATTTCGCTGCCCCCTAAGTCTTCAAATAGTTTGGCTATATATTTGACGGGGCCAACTTCTGCTTCTAGGGTACGAACTTTTTCATCAAAGATAATCTTACTGACTTCAAGGTCATTGATCCTGTCTGTCGTTTCGTTGATTAATGTATTGTATTTTTCTATTTCTTCTTTCGCTTCTGAGTGACCTCCTCCCCTTGCCTGCTGAAATTCTGCTATTTTTGTGCGAGATTCTTTGGTCTCTGTGTCTGCCTTCTGCCTATGTACATTAATCTTGCTCTCTCCTGCTTGGATGCTAGACTGAATGGACGCGCGCTCTTCTTCTTGTAGTTCTTTAAGCGCTTGCAGTTTTTGTTTTTTATTAGAAAATAAACCCCCTGATTCAGCTTCTAAAGTGGCTGCTGCTGTATCAAGCTCCCTGCGCCTCTCTGCTAATTGATCAATCCGATCTTGTTCAAACTGCACATCTTTATTTAATTGAGAATTAAGTTGTTCAATTCTTTTCTCTTCTCTCTGTATGTCTATTAAGTTAATATCCTTAGAGGAGGTTAATCGCTTTTCTTCTTCGACAATATAAGACTCCTGTCTAGTGATGAAGTGCTTCTCTCTCAAAACCTTCTCCTCTATTTGTTCTACTGCCGCCATTTCTTTTTCGGTAAGATAACTATGTTCGATATGAGCTTTAGATAGGAAGCCGAAAATTCCCATACTGGTAATGAGTATAAGTATTACTACGGCCGCCGTCAGGTAGCCTTTTATTAATTTATTAGCTGTACGCCAATTTCTATGTAACCAAACTGCCGCAACGATTTTGCCAATTTCTAAGACAGAACCCATGGTGATTACGGCAATGCTAGCACCAGGAAACATGGTGGCCAAGCCTAGAATACTAAAATAAGCTCCTGTAGCTGATATGCTAAGGGCTGAAATGAGTACTAGTATATAAAAATTCATAGCGCCGTTGCCATGAAGGTTTATATTTCGTAATAAGCTACTTGTCCTGCGGCCGCTGGGGTAAAGGTGTCACAAATGAGAGGGGATGGAAGAGCAACTGGCCCTGCGGCGCTGGATGTCACTCCATCTACAATGACATCTCCCGCTATTAAAATAGCCGTGATATACAGCTTTTTTTTAGAGGATGCCGTAACGGCGGTGCCATCGGTGACTAATTTACTGGGGATTGTATGTGAGGTTGCCATGTTATTTTTCTTTCTTTGTAAATTGACTTAAACATACAGCAATACGCTGCTTTATATCTGAAAATTCTTTCTTCATGTCGTCGTTACTGATGCAGCGATCCATGAATTTTGACTTGTCTTCGTCTTTGTTTTTTGTTGGTAAAGGCATTTTAAGGGTATACACTTAATATAGGTAATAAGCTATGTATGAGATAGTATAAATAGCTTTTTGTTTTTCAATTAGCGGAAATTTTATTAAACACAATTTGGGGGATCGTCGCCATCTATAGAACAACCAAAGGCAATCTCTGTGCACGGGTCGCAGCACTCGCAAACTAACGTACACTCCGTATCATTAGAGCCGTCCCAGTAAGTGCCCAGGGGACCGCACTCGCTCGCTTCATAATCATCTTTGGTGTAGACTCCCCCTGCGCTAGCCTCAGGGTCAACACTCCAAGCCCCATTCACCCCGAGTGAGTCGGAGTAGTAAAGCCTCGTAGTCCAACAGTCTGACGTACACCCACATTGATAATAATAACACTCGGACTCAGTACCCTGATAAACATACGTGTACCCTAGGATTTCTACCACCGCAGGTATTTGGACACTTTCCTCATTATAAGCACAATAACATAGGCGAGGGCAACCACATGACTCACACGGGCCATCTTGGCAGTCATCGCAGCATTCGTCATCATTATTAACGAAATTTTTTATATAGCGAGCCATTATTATACCACGCTAGGTTTAACCAAGAAATCGCCTGTAAAGATTTGTCCAGTTCCTGTACAAACCTGTATCCCTGTGAGCCACTGTAATCCTAGGCAGTCTAAAATCATTTCTTCCGCATCTATCCATTCCATAGACTCTGCGGGCCCAGCTAAAAGACTGCACGAGGTTCCTCCTTCAGGAACGATACAATCCCCAGAAACCACAATGTATTCCTGGCCGTCGATACTCTCGGTATAAGTAGTGGTGCATCCTGTGCCCGTGATCGAATAAAGCTCCAAGTAGTTTTTACAAGCGGACTTCCCGTCAGCGCCTGTGATATTATAAAAGTCTTTTGCTAGGTTGCTCTGGTCAAAAGAGGTGCTCCCCGTTTCTGTCGGGTACTCTCCCCAGTTGCCAGTTAAGGGGGTGCAACTACCCGATATATAGACTGTATTGCCTTCCTTAAATGTCTCGATGCAACATCCTGTACCAGTAACGATGAGGGATCCGCCGTCATAATGCGTGATGATTATCTTATCGGCCTCCTCCGTTACGACCACGTCCCCTCCTCCTGTTATCGTTTTGAATTGAAAATCATAAGCGCAATCGTCCCCTGTAATGCCGCTCAAAACTCCTGCGCCTTCCCCAATATTCTGTCCCGTAATAGAGGTGGTTCCTGAGATATAAAGAGTACTTCTAAAGGTGCCATCTCCCACCTCGTCCAGCCTAATGGAAGTTTCAATACAGCCCGTTCCTGTTACGGAAACTAAATCGAGGTAATGATTGGGATCACATCCATCAGCTATACCCGCACTACCCGTCAGGTTATAAACTCCCCAAAGGAGATTGGTGTCAATCTTTTGGTTGGAATTAAGGGAGTCAATGCCTGTCACTTGTGGCATCGGCCAATTACCCGTTACCCCTTTGTTCATTCCTGAAATATAAAGAGTACTTCTAAAGGTGCCATCTCCCACCTCGTCCAGCCTAATAGAAGTTTCAATACAGCCCGTTCCTGTTACGGAAACTAAATCGAGATACTTTTCACAGGTGGCGGCTCCCCCCTCCCCCGTTATATCATAAACCCCATAAAGGAGATTGGTCTCAATCTTTTGGTTGGAATTAAGGGAGTGGATGCCTGTCTCTTGTGTTGACGGCCAGTTGCCAGTTAAGGTCGGACAAGTACCCGATACATAAATCGTATCTCCAATCTTAAATGTCTCGATGCAACAACCCGTGCCTGTAACATAAGTGTTGCTGCTGCAATCTCCAGAAACTACAATATAGTCCTGGCCAGCTATTTGCTCGATAGAGGTGCTAGCGCACCCTGTCCCCGTGATTGAATAAAACTCTAGATAGTTGTCGCACGCTCGCTTTCCATCCGCCCCCGTCATGAAGTAGGAGTCTTTTATTAAATTAGTCGGGTCAGGAAGGGGATCTACTACCACGTATTGATTAAGGGTGGGCCAATTACCAGTCAAGCCCTTGACTCCTCCAGAGACCACAATATATTCGTGACCGCCGACGGTCTCGACAGAAGTACTGATACAGCCCGTACCCGTAATAGAGTAAAAATCTAGGTAATTCTCACAAGTCGGATTCCCCTCTCCATCTAGTAAGCGATAATAGTTTTCAATTAAATTACTAGCAGGATAAGAAGGGGTTCCTGCATAATTTTCTGCATAAGGCCAATTACCAGTTAAGCTAGGGCAAGTACCTGATATGTAAATTGTATTCCCAATTTGGGTAGTGGCAATACAACACCCTGTGCCAGTAATGGTGGGGGCAGCATAATCATAATGCTCTATATAGACTGTTGTGGCGTCTTGAGTGACCGTAACATCTCCTATCCCAGATATGCTTCTAAAGTAAAATTCGTTAAGGCATGGGTCGACGATGTGGTTACAATCAAAAACGTTGGCCTCATTGTAATGGCCGTGACTTAAGTTAATCCCTGTTGCTTCGTGGCAAGTGCCCGAGATGACAAGCCTCTCATTAACTATGCTGGTCTCAATACAGCAACCGTCACCCGTAACCCCAGTATAGCCGCCAGCAGAACAGTCGCCTGAAATATATAATATACCTCGAGCATCGCAATCGCCCCCATACAAATCCTCGCCCTTTAGGATTGCAATACACCCTGTACCCACTAGCTCTCGCAAATTTAAGGTATTAGTGCCGTCATCACCAGGCTGAATTGGGAGCGCCCCCGATACTGCGTGAAGGCCCGTTGTTGGTGGGCAAGACACCCCATACCCATCTTGCACGGCCTTATATGCAGCGAGAAACGTGTCGAGGGTTGTGCCTTTGTGCTGAATAATTTGCCGATCGTCTCTTTTCTCAAGCGTTGCAGCTCCCTCGAAAAGATCACAGTCTCCAGAGCGAACATACTCATAAAAAGTACAATTATCAGGTTTTCCGACCCACAAGTTACTGGCTGGCAAGTCTTGCTTTGGTTGCCCAGTCGATCCTAATTTAACTCCGCTTTCAGTATTGGCCTGGATGTGGTATATACCCATATCCAAGCTCAGGGTTCTGCAAACCCCCTCACTTATTATTTCGGTTTCTCCCGCATAACCCTTGGTTACTATATCGTGAACATTAGGAATACATTGCTTGCACTTATCTCCTAGGTCTGCAACCATAATACCCTTACCAGCCGCAGGAGCCCATGTTGATTCTATTCCAGATACTGGGTCCCAACCCATACCATTATCGCTAGCGGTGCCCTTGTACCCAGGAGCCATAACTGGGGCTGTAGATAAAGTATAGAAATATCCAGTTTTATAGTTTGTGGTTTTAAAATTCGGCTCAGTGGTACAGGCCCCACAGTCGCTGGAAACCCCTGCCGACTGAAGGAGTATCCCTAAAATATTTGCATTAAGATCAATGCCTTGCTCTGCATAATACTCAATAGCCTCTTGTGAAATTATTACATTGCCACAACCATCTATAGACCACAAGGCGGGCTCCGAATCCGATTGATCTTCAAGCATATGCTCGTATACCCCTGTCTCACTAGCTTCAAAAGCTTTTCCCTCACGACTAATTACTTCTTCATAAATAGGTATGCGCCTAATGCGAGCAGGGACACCCTTGACAGGAGAAGCGAACCTTTTTGCCTCGGCGGGGCCCTCACCAGCTTGGTCGTCGACATGTCCTCCATATTGACCAAACCCATAAGTTCGGTTAGGCTGTGGCCAAGGATCCCAAACGAACTCGGCGGGATTATTCCATGAAGGGTCATCTTTCTCCTCGCTCTCGGGGTCTTGGTCTATAACCGTATACTTGCCTGCCAGGCCATTCCTTTCGCCTTCTTTATAATAAAGATCTTGTGTGTTTAGGTCTAAAAGGGTAAGTTCTTGACTAATTGCTCGACCCGATGGACCGATATAACAGCCGTCCTCCGCTCCCACGGCAGTGGCAAGCCCTGGAACGTCGGACTCAAAATGAACATCGTCCTCTCCCATTTTTGAGGGGTCATAATGCCACTGAGAAAAGTTTAAAGATTTTATTATTAAGCTAAATCTCCGCAGGTAACTCTGAGCGTTGTAATCTCCGTACTTTTTATAGCCCGCGGTATCGATAGTGGCCGCATTCATTGCGTCTGTATGCGGCTGGACCCCCTGGAACCCTAAATTATAATAAGGAGTTAGGACAGGATCTGTTGCCCTGTTCCCTTGGAACCACACCTTTAGCCTTTCTTGCTCACATGCACGAACAGGGTAAGCTATCCCCTCATTACCCCCAAATTCCTCAGACCAACCGAACCATCCCCACTGTTCGTTGTATTTATAAAAACTGCTTTCTGCCGTAAATTCCATTGTAATTTCCTACCTTATAGTAAGGAAATTACACTATATTTATATAAAGCTAACTTCTGATTGCCTTAATAATTAGGCGAGCTTCTTTTGGGGGGATGTCAGAAAAGGAGTTCCAAGTGGCAGCGTCTTCGTTTTTATAAGTTCCAGCGCTCCATAGCGTCCGCAATTTATTTTTAAAAATTTCTAAATCAGAAAACTCTTTCTCTAGCAAAGCGTTAGGTGTTAGGGGGCTGATAGCCTCTCCTGTCGAGGGCTTAAAGCTGGACTTATCTATCTCATCATCCCCCACGATATGCACATTAAGAAAATTTCTAACGCATCTAATGAACGCTCGATTGCAGGCGATAGCTTCTAGAAACTTTGTAGCAAAACTAGAGGTATTATTTAAAGTGGCATTTGCCATGTCTTGAAAGCGAACAACTTCTCCACTAGTTTCATAATTGGGAGTAAATTCAATTTCACATGTAACAGCAACGTGTGATTCGGTGCAGTGATTAACTGTATAACCAACAGACCTAAAGCCCCTGAGTTTTGCTAATTCCTTGATTCCTCCCAGCTTAATCAATAACTGATGATCTGCTAAGCCATCTGTTGAGGTGGGAACCTCTTTTTGTCTACCCTCAAACCACGATTTATTGGGAAATAAATGTTCTTCCCTAATCATTGCTCGCCAATTAACTGAACCGTCCTCGTTAAAGGAGTAATCAATGTTTTCTAGCAACCCATTATCTCCCCGAGAATATAAAGCGGGCTTTAAGGGTTCCGCTTTTTCGGCTATTGTCTTTTTTGGTCTTCCTCTAGGCATCGGTTGTATTAAAAATATATAAGTGATCTAAATCGTTCCAGAATAATGGATCGTCAATTAATTTACTAGAATCTTTATCTTTATTCATTGAGTGATAGAGGGTAGGATATACTTGGCCATCTGATAAAACTTTCTTGGAACTTCTGAATTGAGTTGTAGTATAGTCTATTTTATCGATATTGTCAAGGTCTTTCTTTTCTTTTAATGAAAAAAGATCTACTATCCAGTCTATAAATTTTAAGCGAGTCTCTTCTAATTGGGATTCTTCTTTACAAAACAGAGCCATTGGCACGCCTGAGCGCTTGATGTTTTTTATTGCGTCAAGATCTGTGCTTGCATCAATGAAGACATTAAGCCGATTGATATTTGGCTTTGCGGCGGGAAGCCAAGAAAGATCGCTTGAACCGTCTGGCTTTACAAATAGATTTACCCTGCGACCTCTAATCCATGAAGAGATATTTTGAGCATCAAAGTGTAAATCGGCACGAATATTAAGGGGTTGCTCAGGTTTGAGTAGGGCAGCGTTGAAAAAGTTAGGAATAATTTCTACGCTCTCATTATGATAATTATCACCAATAAATACCGAAGATAAGCCGATGGCCGTATCCTCTTTATTTAGAAGAGAAAGAAATTCATTAGCTATTTTCTCGGGCTTAATCTCGTTGATTCTTTTAGTGTTCTGATGTCTGCCAAAAAACGGCTTTATCTCTGAAAAGTCAGGAGATAAACAACGGTAATCTTTATTCCAACACGGGCCTTCGGTTTCGGGATAAGCATCCCCAAAAAGGGCTACAATTTTTTTATTATTCGCGCTGGCCATATGCATAAAAACATCACTAGTTCCTAGATAGCCGCTAGAGTTTTTAATAATATATAAACTTTGTTGAAACCCTATATTTGCTAGGTGTTTATCTGCGAATTTTGAAAAAGTATCTATCTCTTCACCGTGTTGGAGCTGAACTATATGAAAGCCGCTATCAACCAAGTAGGGCTTTATCGACTCCAAAACTAAGTCCCAGTAATTATAACATTCGGGGGGACTTGATCGCTCTGCGGTATGTAAAACGATATAGTGCGGGAAGCTAATTGGATAAAAACTATCTAAAAGCTGAGGAGCATAAGAATCAACCTCACAATGAGTTGTATAAGCCTGTGTTACGTGAGCCATTTATTTAAACTAAAGAATTATGGGTATAGGTATTATGCTTTTTAAGCAAAAAAGGAGAGAAAACCAGATCAAAAAGCCCCTCGTGTTTACCGAATCCTTCTAGAGTTAAAATGTCTTCGCATGTGGGAGTATAGGGAATACATTTATATAAATAAGGATTACTGTCTACAAGAGGGAAAAAAGAAGGGTTCGTAACAAAATAGAGATTATAGGTGGGGTATTTCTCCTTTAGCCCTTGGAGCAGAGAATTAGCGAGTAAAACTTGCGAGCTGTCTCCTGGCATTACAATAGCTATACGCTTTCCCTTGTCTGTATCATCAAACAGATCTTCAAATTTAAGTTTATTTTGCTCTTGATTTTCCTTAACTGCAACGTTTTTAAAAACATTTAAAATATGTTCTCTGGTCTGCCCGTTTTTTAACTGCTCTAGCCAGTGCTGCACTCCTTGATCGGACTTATCTAGCTCGCACCGTAAAATATTTTTATAAATATCTAGAAGGAAATCTGCATCTTCGGGAATATTCGGAGACGGAAGGTACGCAGGGTTTCTTGGTTCGTCAGCCATGTTAAAATCCCAGTCGCAGAAAGGGAGGGAGTCAAATATCTTTTCCAGCTTCTGGCAAACTACAGCGACCGAATAATTATCTAAAACATATTGTCTGGACAACTTTTCTTGTCGAGCCTTCTCGTCTGAATCCAAGTTGAATACCGCAGTTAACTGTTCGCAAATTGAGTCTGGAGATGTGGTGGCCTTAATAAATTGGGTGCCTGGCTCCCTGTACTCCGTCCAAAACAATGGAAGTCCTCCGCTTTCGGTGCTGCAGCCGTCCTCTCCGCAACTATAGTTTGTGGCTAGCGTAATTAATTCGCATAGCTTGGCTTCGAAGATGGGGATTTCCATACCTCCGCTTGTAAAGGGGTGGCAATAGACATCCATTAAATTATAAATTTCATTAAGCTGTTTCTCGTCTACGCCATTAATAATGTTTGTGGTTTCCTGGCTTTTTTCAGCACCACAGAATCTGCAATTATGATTTTGTCCCGCAAAGGGTTTAATTTCATACTCCGAACAGTTCTTACAAAAATAAGTAGTTAATACATAGGTAGGATCAATATTCTTTTCTTTAAGAAGTCTCGGTATGTCCCACCCTTCCCCCCAGTGGGTATGTAACAAAAGCTTTGCGTTACTCTTTGGGTTATCGCTTAGAAACTTTTTATACCCATCTAATAGGTTCGGGACGCTCTTTCTTAATTGATTCCTAAAAACGAAGCCAATGATAAAATCTTTTTTATTTATGCCATACTTCTGGCGAAGGTCTAGCCTATGTTTCTCTGGTAGCTTATAAAAATCAGCTTCATTAACTGTGCCTCCTAGCATTTCAACATTAGTATGTCCGTCTTGGTTAAGCTGTTTCTGTGCAAATGTTGCCCAGGTCAAAAAAAGATTGGTGGTGGGAGCTATCGCATAGGCCGTAGGCAATATAGGGAGACTGTCCAGAGTGGTCCAGATGATCGTAGAGAGCTTGCTCCACCACTTTCTTTGTTGAGAGTTTTCAAACGCCCAAATGTCTTCTGCCCCTAAATAGATATCAGGTTTTTCTTGTCTTATTATCTCGTCGATTCCGTAATATCCATAACCTACGCGCCTTTGGAATTCGGGCTGTTTACGCTCTTTCTCGCTAATGACCTGATTAGGAAGCGGAAGTGATCCCACACATTTCCATGGGGCTTTTGCTAACTCAGCATCATTAAAGGGCTTGCCGTTGGCCACCTCTACTATATCATATTTCTGCGACTGATGTAGGTGCTTAAGAACATTTTTGGCATTTTTCCCAAAACCAGTAAAAAGTTTATGGTGGTTGGAGTGGATTAAAATCTTCTTTTTTCTCATTAAAATGGAGCCTCTTGTTCTTTCTTTGTGTCTTTAGGTGAAAATTGTGCTTCAAATTTAGATTGATAAGACTTTTGGAGAGTGAATTTAAAAAATTCTATTAGAACTTCAATCTCTCCTGGCTCTAAGCTGATTTTAAATACAAGGCTACCGTTTTTGGTAAGTGTAAATCCAAAACAGGGGGACGTTTCCTCCGAGTCTCTAAGGGGTTTGTCCCATGGCACGAGCTTAATTATAGTGCGGTCTTCTCCAAAGCTATGAAAGGTAGTGTATTCCGAGCGGCGCCCTAAAGCAGAGATAAATTCTCCAATTTCATATTCATTAAATTTAACGGTGATATTCTTCTCAGAATCACCAACATTACCCTGAAAGGACCCTTGTTTTTTGTTGGAGTCCCAGCTGTATTGCTGTATCGATTTTACATACAACGCAGCTCCTTGGGATTTACTGTCTTTTCCGCATTGAAAACTAAAGCCGCAGCCCGTGTTTTTTGAGTTCGGTTTATAGATAGATAAGCTCATGCCTGATTATAAGTTATAAGTATAAAATCTCAATTTAAGTGTATAAGGAGGTATGAATCTGATTCAGCAGAAGCAGGTAGCAGGGCTTTATAATTTTATCCAAAACAACGCAGGTGGCACCACGGATGGGACATTAATTGATCCATCGCTGGTGGTTTATTTATCAGGAGATCAGACTATTACAGGAGGAAAAACCTTCACTCAAGGTATTACAGGGGAGTCGCCCTCGTGGCTTGTTTGGGATAGTGGTAACTTTAATTATCTCTATACTTATCAATTATATGGCGTGGAGCTTACTGGCGACTACGGCAAAATAGGGTCTACCAACTTCACTAGCGACTATCTATCGGGGACTCAAGCTATTTTTACAGATCGCATTACAGGAACTAAGGGATTTCTCTTTACAGGAGCGCATGCAACCTTCCAGACATGCGACATTCATAATACGAAGCTACAAATATATTCAGACCTTAATGCAGGGACCAATAATACCGCAGCTATTTTTGGTAAAAACCCCAACGATTGGACTCCTACCATTTCTTTCGCTAGCTATTCGGGAGATGAAAGCGTGGAAGCGGGATACCTGCGCAAAACGCAACTTATAGCTGCCAATCTATATTCCGCACATTTGAATATAGGTAATGTGTGTCCGACGGGAGATATTCGATTCAGTACTTATGGTGATAATGGTGGAGATGCGTGGTATAGAATAGATGAATTCCAGCGCATGATTATTCATTCGGGAGGTAATGTGGGTATTGGTGTAAAGGGGATGGTTGCTAATCAAAGCATTAAGCCCCTAGAGAAGCTTCACGTATCAGGCGGGAATATCCGTACTGATGGAAATATTTATATATCAAACCAGCTTGAGGTTGGCGCCGACGCCTACGTCTCGGGAGAATTATGGATCACTGGCAATGACGGCGCACCCTTACAACTCACGGGCAACGGCGGCGGAGGAGGCGCAAGCTTTACCTGTACCGACATGAACGGATGCTCACCTACTTTTGTAGGGATGACAGGAGAAATCATTAGTGGCCACCTCCTTAAAGTGGGTACTGACGCCTATGTCTCAGGAGAACTTTGGATAACGGGCGCCGACGGAGCGCCTTTA